AAGCTGGACGAGGGGATGGTGCGCACGTTGGCTGAGCAGTCGTTGCGGCCGATGTCGGTGCCGTCCCGAGGGCGGGTGGTGGAGCTGTCGTGGTCACGGAACGTCCATCAGGGTGCGGAACCGGTGGAGCGCGGGGAGGGTGCGCCGGAGCGGGTTCGTGTGGCTGCAGAGGCGGCGGTGGCTGCGGTGGATGGCCTGGCGCATGCGGCGGTTGACCTGGTGGATGACGGGGCGACGTGCTGGGTGGTGGATGTGAACTCGAACCCTGGGTTGGCGTCGCATCTTCATCCGTACGAGGGGGAGCCACGGCCGGTGCTGGAGCCACTGGTGGCCCGCTACTTCCAGGTGGCGTGAGATGCCGGCACGGCTGGAGTACGGGGACCCGGACCGGAAGCCTGACCATCAGCGGAAGCCGCTGCTGGTGAATCTGTCCGGTGGGGTCGATTCGGTGTATGCGGCCTGGCGTCTGCTCGGTGCAGGGCATCGCCTGCTCCTGCACCACTGTGTGATGCGGAACGATGAGGGCCGCGCCGATGTGGAGAAGGCGGCAGTGGGGCAGGTGCTGGAGTGGCTGCGGGACAGCAAGCTGCGCCGGTTCGACTACATCGAGTCTGGGTATGACCATGGCACGTTGGGGCGGTTGCCGTACGACGTGGAGGTCATCGGGTTCCTAACCGGAGTCATCCTTCGCGACCCGGCACGTCATCGCATCACCACGGTGGTGGTGTCATCGAACGCGGGGGATGTGTCGGTGACGAAGCCGGGGTCGCCGCGGGTGGTGCGGCGGCAGCAGATTGCCGAGATGGTCGCTGGCCGGCGGTTGCGCTGGTGGGTGCCGTTCTCGACGGTCACGAAACAGCAGATGGTGGCGGACCTTCCGGGTGAACTGCGTGAGATGGTGTGGTCGTGCCGGAAACCCCGTGACGGTGGGACGTGCAAGGTGTGCCGTCCATGCCGGGAGATAGCCGAGTTCGAGAAGGGTCGTCAGCTACAGTTGGCGGCGAGCCAGGAGGGCCCAAGTGAGCGACGTTCCGCGCATCGCGCCTCCAACCGAGGTGTCCGCACCCGTTCGTGAACCATCGCACCGGTTCGGGCTGTTCTCGGTCGCGAACATGGTGCCGAGCCCTGAGAAGCGGTTCCAGCTCGGGGTCTACTGGGAGCCGGTGTCCTGCGAACCTGCAGGGTCGGTGTCGGGGGACTGCTTCGACGTTGACGCTCTCGGCGGCCGAGGCGAGGGCAGCGAGGGTGGCCTGGGCATCCCGCCGGTGCCGACGTCCGGGGTGGGGCCGCTGGTGACGGCCTATCCGTTCGCGGTGTACGGCTCCTACGACTGCTCGGCGTTCTCCCGTCCGCTGGATGAAGCTGAGGCGCGTGCCCGGCAGCATCTCGCTGCGTGGGAGGAGACCGAAGTTGAGCGGACGGTCGCGGCGGGTGACCGGGCCAACACGTCGACGTTCCAGGGCGCCACGGTGCTCGCATCCGGGGTGTCGCTGACGGCTGGGGTGGGCCTCATCGAGTCGGCGTTCGCCACCGACTACGGCGCGCAGGGTGTCATCCATGCTCCTCGCCGGTTGGGGGCCTGGCTGGCGAATAGCCGGCTGACGGAACGGTACGGGTCGAAGCTGGAGACGTTGGCCGGGAACTTCATCGCCCTCGGTGGCGGTTACGACCTCGCGGATGTGGGGCCGGATGGGACCCCGTCCCCGGCAGGGGCGGCATGGCTGTACGGGACGTCGATTCCGTCCATCCGCCGGTCTGAGGTGTGGGTCACCCCGGACCCGAAGTTCCGGCCGCAGGTGGCCAACAACGATGTGACCATCTTCGCGTGGCGGACCTACGTCGTCGCGTGGGAGTGCATCACGGTCGCGGTTCTGGTCGACGTCGACGACGTCGGCTCCGGCGAAGGGGAATGACGATGAAGCAGCTCACCGATGACGGCGTCACCGCACGTCGGCCCCGTCAGGCGCCGCAGGAGCCCACCGAGCCGGCCCAGGTAGCTGACCCTGGCCCGGAGCCCGAAGCGGCCGGAGATGAGCCTACGCAGGGCGAGTTGGTGGCCGAGGTCGCGGAACTGTCCGTGAACGAGGTGATGGCGAAGGTTGAGGCCGGCGAGTGGGACCCTGCCGAGGTGTTCGTCGCCGAGGAGGACGGGCAGGCCCGTGTGACGCTCCTGAAAGCGCTGGAGTCGTTCGCCGCCAGCCAGTGAGGTAACGAGGCCGGCTGAGGGTCGAGTGCTACGCTCGACCCGTCGCTGCTGGCGGATGGGCCGGGTAGACGCTCCTGTTGAGGAGGTCCACCGTGGCCGTCAAGTGCTACACCGTGGTTCGCGGCCGGAGGATGCGGGTCACCCGTCTCGATGAGTGCGGGGGCGTGCCCGATGCGCCGGCCAACCAGAACGTCGTCACCTCCGGTTTCATCACCGTCGGCCTCTCCGCTGTCGTGGAGGAAGGCGACGACATCGTCCAGAAGAACGCGAACGGTGACTTGGTCGTCAACGACCGGTCCCGGAACCAGTTCAAGCGGTGGGATGTGTCCGCCGATTTCGCGTACGTGAACCCGGCACTGCTGTCGCTGATGACGAACACGCGGCTGGAGGAGGACTGGGACTCCAACGTTGTGGGTGTCCGGCAGCCCGAGGGTGGCACGGTCGACTCGTTCGCGTTGGAGGTGTGGACCGGGGTGCCCGGGTCGGACTGTCTCCCTGGGGAGCCGGCGAACTATGGCTACCTGCTCCTCCCGTTCGTGGTGGGTGGCCCGCTCGGGGACATCACCATCGAGAACGGCGCCGCCACTTTCTCGGTCAGCTCGTTCACCAGGGGGGCTGGAGGTTGGGGTGTTGGCCCGTACGACGTGGTCGCCACCAACTCCGACAACGACGCTGGCCCGCTCAGCGTCGCGATGGCCCAGGACGAGCATCTCCTGATGCGCCTGACGACCATCGCTCCGCCGGATGACGACTGCGCGTTCGAGACCACGCCCACCGGTGGCGAGGGTGGGGTGTAGGCGGCACGTGTGTCCAGTGAGGCCCATCCGTTGCCGGGTGGGCCTCACTGGTAGGAGCGCCGCTGCCATCCGGGCTGGGTGTTCTACGCTGGCTAGAACGGTTGGCCTGACGCGAGGAGGGACCGGTGGAGGGCGAAGGCAGCTCGGTTGTCGAGGTCACCTTCACGGGGCCGCTCGCTCCGTGCTCTTGGCCGGTCGCAGGGAACTGTTCGGACCTGGACGACCATCCGCTGGCGGACCTCATCATGGAGGCGGCGGCCACGTTCCTGTGGAACTGGACGGGGAAGGTGTTCGGAGTCTGCGAGGTGACGGTCCGCCCGTGCCGTCAGCGATGCAATCCGGAGACGACCTACCGGGGGCTGGCAGGGTCGGGGTCGGTGATGCCGACCGTTGGGGGGCTGTGGGAACCGGCTCTGGTGGCAGGTGAGTGGCGGAATGTGTCCTGCGGGCAGTGCCAGTCGGTGTGTTCATGCGACGCGGTGGAGTCGGTGCGTCTCCCTGGGCCAGTCAGCGAGATTGTCGAGGTGGCGGTCGACGGAGAGCTGGTGGACCCGAGTGCGTACCGGGTCGATGACCGGTCGCTGCTGGTTCGTGACGATGGTGGCCGGTGGCCTGCTTGCCAGGACATGGGGTTGCCGGTGGATGCCTCGGGGACCTGGTCGGTGACCTACCAGTGGGGGTGGCCGGTGCCGGCTGGTGGGCAGATTGCTGCCGGGGTACTGGCGTGCGAGATGGCGAAGGCGCGCATGGGTGACCCGTCGTGTGGGCTGCCGCAGAGGATGCAGACGGTGGTCCGTGAAGGTGTCACCGTGGATGTGCTCGACCCGTTCGAGGGGCTCGACAACGGCAAGACCGGCATCTGGCTGGTCGACTCCTGGGTGGATTCCATCCGGAAGCCGCAGCAGCGGTCGTCAGTCCATGTTCCTGGCGGGGTGCCAGGAGTCCGGACAACCACGTTCCGTGGAGGCGCGCTGTGAGTGAGCTGTGGGACCCGCTCTGGCCGCGGTTGGAGGTCCTGCTGGCCTGCCTGGAGGACCGGCTGAACAGGTACGGGGCCCCGGTGTGCCGGGCGTTCATCCATCCGGGGGCGACCGCGCCGTGGGACGCGTGCGGAACCAAGAGCGACGGCGCGGAGGGGCAGGCGTGGGTTGCCGTGTCCCGGATTGCTCCACAGCCGACCCAGGGGGCTGGGCAGCGCATCCTGCCGGTCGAGTTCGCCGCCGATGTGGTGGTGGGGGTGTTGCGGTGTGCCGCGGTGGTCGATGACCATGGGAACCCACCGTCGGTGGATGCGGTGATGGATGACGCGCAGAAGCAGACCCGTGATGCCGCCATCGTCCGCGAGGTGTACGAGTGCTGCTACGTGCAGGCCACCGATGCGGTGAGGGGGGAGTTCCGGCTGGGGGACTGGGAACCGCTCGGACCGCTCGGTGGGTGTGTCGGCGGGCAGTGGCGTGCCACCATCCTCGTGCCTGCCTGTCCGTGTCCACCTGGCTCGCTGTAGGAGATGAACGATGGACCTTCACGCGCTCACCCACGACGAACTCGATGCTGTCGCTGACGACCGGCGCGTCGACGGCTACCCGCTGTATGGCACCAAGGCGGAGAAGGTGGCTGCACTCCAGGGCGCCCTGCCTCAACCCGAACCGGAGCCTGAGCCGGAGCCTGAGCCGGAGCCTGTCCCTGCCCGGGCGCTCGTGGTGATGCACCACACCACCACGATGGGCCGTGCCGGCGAGGAGCTGTGGGTCGAGGTGGACGACCGGCTCGCGAAGCAGGCCGAGAAGGGTCTGCTGACCGTCCTGCAGGTCGAGGACGTCTGATGTCGGTCCGGGTTCGGGCGTCCATCGACGAGGCGAAGCTCGCAGAGTGGTTCGGTCCTGGCGGCCCTCCCGCCAACGGGCTGATGAAAGCTGCCGGCCGAGCCCGTGACACGTCGAAAGCCATCATCACCCAGGAAGGCCGCATCGACACCGGCCAGATGCGCAACGCCATCACCTCGGAGCTGGTGGAGACCGGCATCTTCCGCAAGAGGGTCGTGGCCAGGGTCACCGCGTGGGCCGAGCATGCGAAATACCAGCATGAGGGCACCGCGTGGAACGGGATGGGCTACATCCGTCCGGTGCGGGCCAAGGTGCTCCGGTTCAAGCCGAAGGGGTCGGGGAAGTACGTGTTCGCGACCAAGGTGAAGGGCGTGAAGGGCATCAAGTTCTTGAAACGGGCCGTGGACCAGCTCACGCCCTACGACTTCGTGTAGCTCTTAGGTGTACGCTCCGGGCACCTACTACCCGACGTGAGGTGCCCGGATGCCGAGCAAGCAGTTCACCACCGCGAAGCGCCATGCCAAGCCCATCGAGTTCGACCTGGACGGGGAGACGTTCCACTTCACTGCCCCCAAGACGGCCGGGATGGTGTTGGACGTCATCGCGGATGGTGCTGGGGATGCGAACAGCCCGGCGGCAGCGAAGGCCGCGCTGGATTGGCTGTCACAGGGGCTCCCCGAGAAGGAGAACGCCCGCCTCATCGAGCGGCTGCGTGACCCCGGGGATGACTTCGACTTCGCGGACCTCGCTCCCATCATCGAGTTTCTGGTGGAGGAAGCAGCCGGTACCCCTACGCCGCCGCGCTGAGGCTGATTGCTTCCGCGCGGGACAGTTGGGCCCTGTTCGACGGGTGGTGTGTCCAGCGAGGTGTTGACCCGCTGGAGCTTCCCTTCTGTCGGCTGTGCAACCTCATCTACTTCTGGTTGGCGCGAGGCCGTGACGAACGGCAGATGGCGGAGCTAGACGGCCAGCTTTCACAGCCGCTGCCTGGGCGCCGCCACGACACGGCTTCTGGTGCGTGGTCGCCGGAGGCGGAGATGGATGCGTTCCTCGCTGCGCAGGCAGCGACGAGAGGGTGACATGGCGATGTAGCCTTCGGGGAATCCCACCTGTAACGGGAAGGTCGTGCCGTGTCGCTCGGTGGTCCAACGCTCGGGAGCGTGTGGGTTGACATCGGCGGAGACGCCTCCGGATTCGAGAACACGTTCCGGCAGACGATGTCGGGCGCGGAGAGCCAGGCCAAGACGGGGTTCGGTCGCCTCAACGAGACCATCACCGGTTTCGGGAACACCGTCATCAAGACCATCGGTGGCGCGTTCGCGGCTGCTGGCGCGGCAGGGATGGTCGGCCTCGGTATCGCCATCCGGGGTGGTTTGCAGCGGCTGGTCGCCATCGAGGAGGCCCGAGCGAAGCTGCAGGGTCTGGGTCACGACATCCAGACCATCGACACCATCATGGACAACGCGCTCCAGTCGGTGTTGGGGACCGCGTACCGGCTCGATGATGCAGCGACGACGGCAGCGTCTGCGGTGGCGGCTGGCATCGCGCCGGGTGAGGAGCTGGAGCGGGTCCTGAAACTGGTCGGTGACACCGCGCAGATTGCGGGCACCGACTTCCAGTACATGGGGGACCGGTTCGCGCGGGTGGCGGCGCAGGGCCGGCTCACCGGTGACGACCTGTTCGTGCTGGGGCAGCGGGGCCTGCCGATTCTGCAGTGGCTGCAGGAGGAGTACGGCGTCACCGCGGAGGCGGCCCGGAAGATGGTGTCGGACGGGAAGGTGTCGTTCGAGGAGTTCGCCGACATCATCGAGAAGAACATCGGTGGGGCCGCGCTGGAGTCCGGGAACACCACGATGGGTGCGTTCCGGAACATGGGGGCGGCGGCCGGGCGGCTCGGTGAGACCTTGGCGGGCCCGGTGTTCCGGCAGGCCCGGCTGTTCTTCAACTCGATGAAGGACTGGATTGACGACCTGAACGCGGCCATCAAGCCGGCGATGGAGACGTTCGAGAACTGGCTCGGCCCTGCGTTCGCGAAGGGGCTTGCGGCCATCGACTCGTTCATCCGGGGGTTGCGTGGGGTGGCCGGCGAGCTGGACCCCATCACCGGGCTGGTGTTGCGCACGGGCGATGCTGCGCACCGGTTCGGCTACCAGGTCAGGCAGGCGTTCCTGTGGGTGTCCGAGGCCGTGTCGAAGGCCATCGCGTTCCTACGGGAGTACCAGGACGTGTGGGTCCCCATCGCTGCTGCGGTCGGGAAGGCCGTCGTGCTCATCGCGGGGTTCGCGGCGGCGTGGGCGCTCGTGGCCGGTGCGCTGGCGGCGTTCACCGCAGCAGCCCCCATCGCCGCGCTGGTCGGGCTGGTAGCTGCGCTGGTGCGCGCCTACGAGACCTCCGACGTGTTCCAGGCCCGGGTTAGGGAGACGTTCGCTGCGCTGCGTGACATCGTCGAACCGGTGATGTCGGCGGTCCGTGATGCGGTCGATACGTTCAAGGCGACCTTGGAGGGNGGCGGGTCCGCGCTGGATGCGTTCGCGGACGCGTTCGAGGCGTTCCGGAGCCGCATCTCCGCTGAGGGCGTGTTCGACATGCTCCGGGCCATCTTCGATGACATCGTGGACTGGCTTGACGTCCGGTGGCATCCAGATGCTGCTCGACGCGTTCGTGACCGCGAAGCTGCGGTTCCTGGAGGTCGCCATTGACGTGTTCATGGCGCTCGTGGATGCGGTGGTGCAGGTCATCCCCGAGGTCGTCCGGGTCCTCAGCGAACTCATCCCGAAGGTGGTGGAAGCGCTGCTCCAGGCGCTGCCGGTGCTGCTGAGCGCAGGGATAGAGCTGTTCCTCGCGCTGGTCGACGCGGCGCTGGAGGCCCTCCCCCACATCGTCGCTGCCATCGTCGAACTGGTGCCTGTCCTCGCGGAAGCGCTGGTGACCGCCATCCCGCTGCTGCTGGACGGGGCGGTCCGCCTGTTCACCGCCATCGCCGAGGCGGTACCGGAGGTCCTACCCGACATCATCGACGCACTGGTGACGGTGTTCCCGCTCATCGTCAACGCCATCCTCGATGCGTTCCCGCTCCTCCTCGACGCCGCCATCCAACTGTTCGTGGCGCTAGTGCTGGCTGTCGCAGAGGTCCTCCCGGACATCGTTCTGGCGTTGACAGATGCGATTCCCGTCATCGTCGTCACGCTTCTTGATGCCCTGCCCGTGCTGCTGGAAGCGGCAGTGGAGCTGTTCACCGCCATCGTCGATGCGCTCCCCATCATCATCCCGGCGGTGGTGGAGATGCTGGTGCTGCTGTTCCCGCAGGTGTGGGACGCCCTCATCGAGATGGCGCCGTACCTACTGATGGCCGCCATCGAGGTGTTCGGCGTCATCGTGACGGCCGTGTGGGACTCCATCCCGCTCGTGCTGGAAGGTATGTCTGAGATGGGCTACGTGATGGCCGCGTGGTTCTCGGAGCTGCCGGGGAAGCTGTGGGAGGCCATCAAGCACTTCGGGTCCATGCTGTGGGACTGGGCCGTCGAGGCGATGACCGACGCGTGGGAGGGGTTCAAGTCCATCTTCGGGAACTCGCCTGGGCCGCTGCTCAACTGGTTCGGTGAGATACCGGGCAAGCTCATCGCCGCCGTTGCGGCGTTCCCGGCGATGCTGGCCCGCTGGGCACGCGAGGCGATACGTGACGCCTGGGCTGCGTTCCGTGAACGGTGGAGCGCGGTGATGGAGTGGTTCCGGGGCATCCCCGAACGGGTCATCACCGCCGTCACCCGCCTCATCGCCAGGATGCGAACCTGGGCCCGTCAGGTCATCACGGCCGCACGGACCACGCTCCGTGAACGGTGGGCCGCGGTGATGGCATGGTTCCGGAATCTGCCGGGCCGCATCATCACCGCCGTGACCTCTGCCATCCGTCGGATGCGGACCTGGGGCCGGCAAATCATCTCGGCGGCGTACACCGCCATCCGTGAGCGGTGGCAGGCCGTCCGCACCTGGTTCCGGGGCCTTCGTGACCGCATCCGCAACGCCATCCCGAACCCGCTGACCATTCTGCGCAACATCGGACGGTCCATCCTCCAGGGGCTGTGGAACGGGATGACCTCGAAGTGGAACGAGATGACGGGCTGGATTGGCAGCCTGGGTGGGCGCATCGCCGCGTTGAAGGGCCCCCTCTCGGAGGACCGGAAGCTGCTCATCGCCGAGGGGCTCGCCATCATGGAGGGTCTCGGTAACGGCCTGCGTGCAGGGTGGGTTGGCAACGAGGAGATGTTGAGGGGCATGGCCGGCAAGATGAAGGACCTCATGTCGGTAGGGGCTCCAGAGGTCGG